ACGAATCGAGAACCGGGTGGGCAGTGGCGTGCCCGATGTGTTCGCGGCGACGTTCGGGTGGCAAGGCTGGATCGAGTTGAAAGTGCTCCCCGCGTGGCCGAAAAAGGCAAGCACTCCGGTGCGACTGCAGCACTGGACCCCGGTACAGCGAAACTGGGCACGGCGGCACGAGGACTACTGCGGCCACGTCGCACTGCTCGTCGAAATAGCCCAGAGCGAAACGCTAGTGCTGTTCCGTGCACTCGACGCGGCAGCGGCGATCGACACGTGGACCCGGGACGAATGGCTGCAGCGAGCGGTCTGGTCCGGGCAGCGAAACGCGAAGTGCGAGCAGGTGCTTGACGGGCTGCGGCGGGTGTGATATCCTGCTGGGGCGTCGTGCAATGCGTCGCTACTCGCCCATCGCGGCCAGTGCGGAACCCGCCAAGCGTTCCATTGTTACACCACAATGTAACAACCAATGTAACACTCTTCCCATTCGAAAAAAGCCCCGGTGTTCCATCGTTACATGCGCACGCGGGGGGTCGGCCTTGTCACGAAAATCTGAATTCGGGTATATGCGAGATGTAACAATGGAACAGAACGCTCTTCTCGAATGGGAAAGCCGTTACATCGGCTGTTACACCGAAGTGGAACGATGGAACACGCTCGAAGCACTCCAGACGCCAAGCAATGCAGCACCACCACATGGGGCTTCACTTCTACCCTCTCGTGTACGCGCACGATTACCCATAGTTTCCGACTATCGACTCGTGGCGTCCGATAGTTCATAGTTCCTGCCTATCGACTCGTGGTGTCCGATAGTTCATAGTTCCTGCCTATCGAGTGCCGTCTTGCGATAGTTTGTGTCTACAGAAACCGGGGTTGTGCCGCTCCTGTCGCCTGTGGTTTAATTCGCTCATGGCCTTCAAAGACGACCGCACCACGCTGGACAAAATCGGTAGCAAAACGCTTGACGAGTACGAGCGTCGTGCCGGTATTTCCGCGCAAACCCTGCTCGACGCTGTCCGTCGCGACCGCGTTCGATTACCGCCATGTGAGTCTTGTCACATCGCCAGTTCGCTCACGTGCAACGACCCTACGATTGTGGCGCTGGGCGACCTGCGCTTGCACGAGGAGACCCGGGCGTACAAGATGCTGCAAATCCTAGCTGAGTTTCGTGATGGTCCACCCGAGTCGCGTTTCTCGATGCGGCACGCGTACACCGCAGCGGGTGTGCATCGTTCGACGATGATCGGGTGGCGAAAGGACCACAAGCTGTTCGATTCGCTCATGGAAGCGATTCAGGAGGAGATGGTCGACACGTTGCGGGCTGAGGCTTATCGGCGGGCGGTGGTGGGCGTCGACGAGCCACTGGTGCACCAAGGTCTCAAGACGGGTGACACGGTAAAGAAGTTCAGTGATGGGCTGCTGCAGTTCACGCTAATGGGCTACGACGCGAAATTCAGGGCGAGAGACGTTCACATGAACGTGAGTGGTACGCTCGATTCCAACATCAACATCGAGGGTCTACGTGACCGGCTTGCACAACGGCTCGAGCAGAGGGCAAAGGGCGAAAGCCAGTAAAGCCCGCAACCTCGTCGATCCGGCAAACATGCGCGAGTTCATCGCGGAATTGTCGAACGAGGAGGCGGTGGAGCTTTTCTACGACTGGCAGACGTGGGCACGCCCGAACCAGTTCATCCCTCCGGGTGACCTCTGGACTATCTGGCTTATCCTCGCCGGTCGTGGCTGGGGTAAAACCCGCTGTGGTGCCGAATTCGTCCGGTTTCACGTGGAACGCGGGCTCGCCGGTCGCATCGCGCTGATCGCTGAAGACGCAGGCGACGCACGTGACGTGATGATCGAGGGCGAGTCCGGCATCCTGGCCATCTCGCACCCGAAATGCAAGCCGGTATTTGTCCCATCGAAACGCCGCATCGAGTGGCCAAATGGGGCGATCGCCACGATCTACTCGGACAATGACCCAGAAACCCTGCGCGGACCGCAGCATGATCTGGCCTGGGTCGACGAATTGGCTAAATTCCGCAACGTCGAGGACATGTGGTCGAACCTGATGTTCGGCCTGCGCTTGGGGCAAAAGCCCCGGATCTGCGTGACGACCACACCCAAGCCCATACCGATCGTTCGTCGCCTGATTGACGACGACCGTGTGGTGCTCACCACTGGCACGACGCACGAGAATTTCAACAACCTTGCGCCCACCTTTCGTGACGAAATCGTCTCGCAGTACGAGGGTACGCGCCTTGGGCGGCAGGAGCTTTACGCCGAGGTGATCGACCCCGAGGATTACGGCATCGTAAAGCGCGAGTGGTTCAAGCTGTGGGACGCGGATCGTCCGCTCCCCGAATTCCTGTTCATCCTGCAGTCGTACGATTGCGCCTACACCGAAAAGACGATTAACGATCCAACCGCCTGCAGCGTCTGGGGCATCTTTCGTCCCAACGACGACCGCCCACTCTGTGCCATGCTCATCGATTGCTGGGAGGAGTTCCTCGCCTATCCGGACCTGCGACCCAAGGTGATCGACGAGTACAAGTCGATCTACGGCGAACCCGGCAAAAAGGTGGACCTCGTGTTGGTCGAGGATAAAGCCTCGGGTATCAGCATCCTGCAGGATCTGCAGCGGGCGCAGGTGCCGTGCCGCGCCTACAACCCGGGACGGGCGGATAAGGTGCAGCGGCTGCATTTGGTGGCCAACATCATCATGCACGGGCGCGTCTACATTCCCGAGTCGGTGGTGCACTCGGGTCAACCCCGGGACTGGGCGGAGCCGCTGGTGAGCCAGATCTGCTCGTTCCCCGAGTCCGAGCGGGACGACTTGACCGATACGACCACGCAAGCGCTGCGACTGCTGCGCGACATGGGTTTCCTGAATTTCGACCCGGTGGTGAGCGATGACGACGAGGACGAAACGCGGGAAAAGCGATCGAACCCCTATGCACAGTGAGGCACGACATGGCTGGACCACTTGACGAACTGGTAGGCGGGCTCGACCCGGTGGACGTCGCGACTCTGTTCGGACGGTTTAAATCGGCTGTGCCGCTTGGCATGGCTGCGTTCTCTCGCGGCTTGAACCAAGGCGAGGACGAGGCGCTGCTGAAAAAGTACGGCACACGGCCATTGCCGCCGATGGTGGAGCCAAGTGCGCAGGAAATGCAGCGCAGGGCGATCGAGGAGTTCGAGTTTCGATACCCGACGCCCGAATTGCGGGCGGCGATACTGGAGCAGATGCGGGCAAACCGGCGGGGCGAGGGGTACGACCCGAGCACGGCCACCCGGCGGATCGATTTTGCACCGCAGAACCAGCCGGACTACAAGGGTCCGGTAGCGACGCCATCGACTGGCAAACGGCGATTCCAGGCGGGTGGTGGTGTGAAAAAGACCGTGCAGCAGATGAAAGACGAGTTGATGCTAGGCGGGAAAGGTAAGCCGGTCAAAGAAACTGTAGACTTGTCGCGTCGTAGTTTTTTCCGCTTGCCCGAGGCGAAGTCGTTCCCGCTGGCCAAAGTAGACGACACGGCGCTGGACAAGCTGGAGCAGAAATACGCGAAACAGGGGCAAGCGCCGACCATTACCAAAAAGAAGATCGAGGTGTCGCCTGACGCGGGCAAGACCAAATCGACGCTGCAGTCATTGACCGAAACACCCGTGTCTCGTCGGATGTTGCTGAAATCCGCTGGAGCGCAGTCGTTGCAAGGAATATTACCGGCGGGAGAAATAGCGAAAGAATTGGGTGTGCCGACATTGGCGCAGGCAGCGCAAACTGTGGTGAAACCGGTGAACATGGGTGCGGCAGTTCCCGCTGCTATTATTGAGGAATTGGGCAAGCTTGGTGAGCGGTATTGGGAAGCCGATTATTCCAAGTATGTTCCGATAATAGCCGAAAAATTAGGCGTTTCCGAAAAACAGGTCAGAGATGTGGCGGCGAAAATTGAGGGTGTTCTCGGTTCGAATGAGGGGATGAGTATTACCCAAGGCCTTACAGAGTTTCAACCGTATTGGCTCAGACCGTCTGATGTAGCTAAAGTAGCGGTTGGTGTGGACCCAGCCAAGGATACTGGGACTAGTGCGCTTAAATCAGCGTTTAGAGGGATGAAGTCGGCTGACCCCGAAATGTACAGCAAATTTAAACAAGGTGTGAGAGATTTTACGTCAGGTTACAACGAATCTTGGTATGATCCGTTTGACCTCCCGTTGAAAACGGCGCAGGAACTACACCAGAAATTCTTGCGGGGCGAAAAATCGTATGATGATGTCAATGAGTTCTTTGAGAAACACATAGGCGAATAAACATTATGGCAACCGAATTTCCACAACCGCAAACCGAGACGCCTGCTGGACC